GAGAGTCCGAAGGGGCATTACTCGACGACCTGTGTAAGGTCGATCTGCTCGTTCTCGACGAAGTCGGCGTGCAGCGCGAAACACGCGGCGAGTGGGTGATTTTGAATCAGATTATCGATCGCCGGCTATCGTCGTTAAAGCCGGTGGGAATTTTAACCAACCTGAGTTCGAGGGAGTTAACCGATGTTTTAGGCGCAAGAGTCATGGACAGATTAACGATGGATGGCGGGATCTGGGTGGACTTCACCTGGGGAAGCTATCGGAAAAATGTAAGCCACCTGCGGGTGATTAAGTGATCGGAGCATAACCAATGAGTAACAGAGTAACCGCAAAGCAGCTGGTGGATATCATCCTCGGCAAAGAAATGAGCACCACTGAAATCTGGGAAGCGGTCAAGGCCGCGCACCCGGCAAACACGATGACGCGGCAGGAGCTGGCGCTCAGGCTGCGCTCGATGATCAGATCGCCGGACGTAAAAATCACAAAGAAGGGCTGCGGGCCGAGGGCGCTCTACAAACTGACAAACGTGTCCGACAAATTTGTTGAGCGCGCCGAGGTGAATTATCGCGCAAATCCCCGTACCGGCACGCCGGATAAAACGCTGTGGCACTTCCACCCCAAAGAGCTGCAGTTCTGCAACGTCCACAAGATGTTTGATCGGGCGCTGGCCAACCTGCGCGGGAGGACATCGGCATGAAAGGAATGAGCAAGCCGCGCCTGGTACGCGGGGTAGAAATCACCACAGAACGCGACATGTGGCAGCAGAGCAAACATTATCGTTTTCGCTCAGGTATGTACTACGGGCGGATCAGATATGCGGAGGTAAATCGTGAAAAATAGCATTCAGGACCTGGTCAATCACCAGTTTGCCATGCTTGAAACAATCAACGATCCCGGTCTGACTGGCGAACGCCTGAAAGAGGAACTCGATCGTGCTGAGGCTGTTGTCGATTTATCGCAAGCACTGGTTTCCACGTATCGGGTGGTGATCGATGCTCAACGCAATATGAACGGTGGGACGTTGCATACTCTCCCTGCTATTTTGGGGGTCACCGATGAGTCGTAAATTATTCACTGATGAACAGTTACTTTTTCTGAAAAATAACGCTGAAGGAATGACAAGCCATGAGCTGACCGCCGCATATAATTTGCAGTTTGGTGAAAATAGGTCGCGCCACACGATTCGTTCAACTCTTTCGCATAACGGGTGGATCGGCAAACTCAGACCAGCAGGGGAGTATACTGATGCCCAGCTCAGCTACCTGTATGCAAATCGAGATAAACCCTATACGCAGCTGGTGGAGTCCTTCAATCATCGTTTCGGCGATAACAGAACTGCCAACGGAATCAAGAACGCTCTGGAGCGGCGCGGATGGCGTTTTAACCATGCAGGCGGAAAAACGCCAAAGAAAAACAAGGCGCAGGTGATCGTGGTTGCTGGAAAGCACGTCCGCCTCGATGTGTACGTGTGGGAGTGCGTGAATGGGCCAGTCCCGTCGGGATATGGGGTGATCCACCTCGACAACGATATGCGCAACAATGCGATCAGCAATTTGGCTGTTGCTCCGCTGATTGTTCGCTCAATGTTTGTGAAAGCCGGCTTTGACAGCGTGCCGGCGGCCTTCTCGCCGGCGCTTTATGCATCGTTGATTCTAAAAACGGCGGTAAAAACCCGGAGACGGAGGGTTTACTGAATATCCTTACACGCAACCCACTAAAATTTAAAGAGATTGGTTGATTATCGACCTGTAGCACACAAAAGCCCCGATAGGGGCTTTTCTTTTCTTGCAAACTCAAATTATTCTAACCATAATTATACTGTATAAATAACCAGTATCACGGAGGCGCATGATGAAAGTTGAATTAGTAATCCAGAAAAACAAAGAGTTACCGGCAGGCGCAGTTGCGGCGATTGAACAGGAGTTTCAGAAACGACTGCTGAAATCGTACCCCGATTGCCGCGTCGCCGTGCGGCTCGGCGCCCAGGATAATCTGTCGGTGCTCGGGGCTGAAAAAGGCGCAAAAGAACGAATAGAGAACATCCTTCAGGAGACCTGGGAAAGCGCGGACGACTGGTTTTATTGATGGCACTCTTTGCCGACAAATCACACAGCAAAGGAGGTTGAGGTGACCGGATTACAAGACACGCCCCCAGGAGGGTACAAAGTCGTGCGCTGCATGGATGATGCGGTGGTTGCCAGATTCAAAAATTTCCCCGTCTGCGAGCGGGCGTTGATGTACCGACGGGGCGATCAGCTCTCCTTCATGCCGCTACAGCCAGAAGACATCGTCGGCACGCCAAAGCTGATAACGCAAATTTTAGAGCGGGCCGGTCTTCGCAAGATAAATTCTGATAGACTCACTTAACGGGCCTGAACACCCCGTGCCTGCTGCGCCACAGGAGAGAACATGGCGCAGTTACAACTCATCAAGCAATCACCAGGAATACTGATCCCGGCCACGCCGGAGACCAGCGAATTTCTGCAATCGAAATGCAAGCTCGGCGCCGTGCTTGTGGCCGATTTCAAACAGGTGCGCAACCCGGCGTTTCACCGTCGTTTTTTCGCGCTTCTCAATCTGGGCTTCGAATACTGGGAGCCTACCGGCGGCGCTATCTCCACGAACGAGCGCAAACTGGTAACCGGCTACGCCAGATTCCTGGCTACGTTCGGCGGCAATGAATCGGCGCTGCTCGATGCCGCCGAGCAGTATCTTGAGCGCGTCGCCGATCGGCGCACCGGCAGCATCAGCGCGTGCAAATCATTTGACGCCTATCGCGCGTGGGTGACGGTCGAGGCCGGCCACTATGACGCGATCCAACTCCCCGACGGCACTCTCCGCAAACACCCCCGCAGCATCGCGTTCGCCAACATGGACGAAACCGAGTTCCATCAGCTCTACAAGGCCGCGCTGGATGTTTTATGGCGCTGGATCCTGCATAAGCCGTTTCGCTCATACGCAGAGGCCGAGAACACCGCGGCGCAGTTGATGGAGTTCGCATAATGGCCAATTTACGAAAAGAGGCCCGCGGCCGCGACTGCCAAATCCGGATCCCAGGCGTCTGCAATTTCAACCCCGATACTACCGTGTTGGCGCATTACCGCCTGGTGGGCACCTGCGGCAGCGGCATGAAACCAGACGACGAGCAGGGCGCCTGGGCTTGCAGCAGTTGCCATGATGCGATCGACGCCCGCACGAAAACTGAATTTGACCGCGAAACCCTGCGCCTTTACCACGCCGAGGGCGTATTCCGTACGCAGGCCATTTTGAGAAAGGAAGGAAAATTATGAATCTTGAGTCGGCAGTAAAATACTTCTCACCGAAATCCCCGGTACTGGGGGACTCGACACCTGCAACGGCTTCGGATTCTTTAACGATCAGCGATGTTATGGGGGCGCTGGGTATGTGCCAGGCTCAGGCGCAATTGGGCCTGTCGGCGTTCTTGGGAAAGGTTGGCATCAGCGAGGATGACAAGGTAAAGGCAGTTGTTTTGCTGGCTCAACATAGTATTACGCGCTGCGACAAGGTTGCAGCCATTCGTAAGCTTCCGGGCGAGACCAAAGCTCGGGTGGTACTTACCCTGGCCGCATTCGCCTTCCTGGACTTTTCCCGGAGCGCTGCCAGCGAAGTCCCATGCGACGCATGTGATGATGGCTTTATCGAAGAGCGGAAATTTGTCATGAACAAGCTGGCGAAGGCCCACGACACTGTCGACAGCTTTGTGCGCGGAGATTTGCCGGCATCGATTACGCAGATGGATGGCCGGGAAATGCGGGTGAAGCACGCTTTTTATGAAATCACCCGCAAGGTGTGCCCAAAATGCAACGGTAAGCGGATGATAAAAACGGCCTGCAATGACTGCCGCGGTCGTGGAGTGGCCATCGACAAAGAGGAGTCAGAGCGCCAAGGAGTACCGGTAAGGAAACCCTGCAAACGCTGCTCAGGGCGGGGATACGAACGAATTCCCTCGACTCAGGCTTATAGAGCGATAGCGTGTATCACTGAAAGTATCTCATTAGACACTTGGAAAAAATCGGTGAAGCCATTCTATGACGAGATGATCACCCAGTTGGATATCGAGGAGTCTTGGGCAAATACGGCATTACGGACAACGACTGGATGACAAAATAGCGGGTTATTTTATCGTGAGCTATTTACTTTTCCCGAAACTGTGGTAGTTTCTCTCTAACGATGGGTGTTTTGCGCCTGACGTTGACAAGCCCGCCTCTGTGCGGGCTTTTTGCTATGTGGAGGTTGATATGTAAAGAAATATCAATGGGTATTGTGTGGTTATGCCGACTGCTTTACTATTCGCGCCTCGGCCCTTTAGCTCAGTTGGTTAGAGCGCGCGACTCATAATCGCTCGGTCGCTGGTTCAAGCCCAGCAAGGGCCACCAAACCGCCATTAGCTCAGCAGGAAGAGCAACGACCATTAAGTTGTAGGTACGGGGTTCGAGGCCTCGATGGCGGACCAATGCGGTCATCGTATAATGGCTATTACCTCAGCCTTCCAAGCTGATGATGCGGGTTCGATTCCCGCTGACCGCTCCAACGTTGATGCCGTAATGCAGGTTGCATTTTTGTTCAGACGCCACCACCTGAACAGCGGACAGCAAAGTGCAACCTATGTTGTGGCATGAATTGACAGCCGGGAAAGACCGGCACCTATTGTGAACCCTGGCATCTGCCGGGGTTTTTGCTTTAGGTCATCGGTGATGTTTGACATATTCCAATGCTAGGATCACCGACTCCGAAGTCGGCATCGTTGCTAAATACCGTGCCAAAGCAACCGGGTGGAGCCGGAATCCATAAAAAGCTTCGGACTAACCCCCCCGGGGGCTTTTGTATTCAATTGGGTTACGCATGTAGTGATGTTTGCACCGGTAAATTGAAAAAAATACAAGATTGGTTGACAAAATCAGGAAAACGCGAAAATATTAGGTTTACGAATCCTGAAAAAAGCGAAACTTGATATGAGCGAAAGACAGTTGGCACCTTGTTGGGAGTTTCAGGCCTACCTGGATGAGGCGAGTGTAATGAACTTGCTGGCAGAGGTTGCTGGAGTTCTTGAGCAGCTTTACTACCACGGACACACTCTCGACAGTAACTGGTCAAAGGGGGTTAGGGCTTACGACTGGGTCCGGAGCCATTTGATAAAAAATGAAAAGAATATCTCTGGCCTGAGTATGGTAACTAAGGGGTTAGATTTTGTTCTTGCCTTGAATAAGGTACCTCTTCAATTTTCCAAGGACTGTATTGCTGCTCCGAAGAAAAAGCATCGTCTGTTACGCAACAAAGCTGAATTTGAGCAGTTAAGTCTTTTTGGGGGGAGTGAGCCAGAGGCTGAACAGGATATAACATGGCGAATTCTGGCTGAACCTTACCTCTCAGTTCTGTCAGATGATGACATTGACGATGATGAAGAAATAACCTTGCCTCGCTGGATTGTTGCGTTGGTTGGCTTCAACTCCTATGGCGCAGCAGTTAGTGAGGTTCGATACGAGCCAGTCGCGTCGATTCCGCCTATGTCCGTGGATTCTTCAGATCTACCTTCTGAAACTGATATTGAAGAGCCTGATTTGCGGAAACGCAAGAAAGGCGAAGATGATCAGGATGTAAAAGACAATGGCACATCAAGTGATTAACTTTGATGATGATTATCGCGGGGATAAGCTCAAACTGGCTAGGATGGCCAGGGGCTTTTCTTGCGAGGAATTAGCTGACAAAATAGGAAAAACGAAGCAATTCGTTAGTAAGTTAGAAAAAGGTGCGAAACCGACAGAGCTGCTTCTTGATGAGTTAGCGAAAGTTCTTGATATTCGCCCGGAATTTTTATTTACAGAGCGCAAGTATGCCCTGGAAAGCGATCTCTGTCACTTTAGAAGCAAAAAATCGCGGACGCAAACTTTAACCAATAGCGTGCTCGCTAGGGCCGAAATCTTGAACTTACTGATTTCTGCTTTAGAGGATGAAATTCAATTACCGGATCTTAATATTCCTGACGCATCTAGTGCTGAAATTTTTAGTATGAATGATGTGGAAAGAATTGCTGAAGAATGCCGCAGATGTTGGGGGCTTGGTATTGGACCGATATCTTCAATGGTGAAGCTTGCAGAAAAAGTGGGGGTAATTGTAACTCATGTTACGGGGGTTGATGATAGAGTGGACGCATTTACTGTCCACAATCGGCGCCCAGTAATTATTAGGAATGATGCAAAAAAAAGCATGTGTCGTTTCCGTTCTGATATTGGCCATGAGTTGGGGCACTTGGCTATGCATGAAGGAATTGTCACTGGTGATAAAAAAACAGAGTCACAAGCTGATCAATTTTCGAGTGCTTTACTTGTACCTAGAGTGTCTTTCATAAAAGAGTTCCCGCGTATCCGTGGTAAACAGTTTGATTGGAATGCCATGTTGGCGTTTAAGCTTCGTTGGAAGATTAGCCTTCGGATGGCAATTTATCGAGCGACGGCTTTAGGTTTACTTTCGCAAGAGCAAGCGCGGCGAGGGTATATTCATTTGAACTCAAAGGGATATACAAAGAGTGAGCCTGGAGATGAAAATATCCCATTGGAAGAGCCTACTCTTCTATCCAAAGCTATAGATATGTTGGACGATTCCGCTTGGATAGAGATTCTTCAACGCACAGGATTAACGGTTGAACTCGTTCGAGAGTTGTTTGGGGTTAATCGACCGCTGAGAGATGTTAAAACCTTGTTTCGAGTGGTTGTAAATAATTGATTTTCCATTTTTTTACTTAAAATTTCTAGGTGGCTGTATCTGAAATGTTGCTTGTAGTGATATTCAGATAAATAAAACGTTACCAATGACTTTTGTCATACGCAAAGGGCTGCACTTCGGTGCGGCCTTTTTCGTTTCTATCACCCGATGAACGGGCTAAGCCCCGGCGAGGGGGAAGGATGAAATCCATGCCGGAAAAAATCGCAGATAGTGCCACGCATGGCGGCTGGTTGGTTGGCCTGCTGCTCGGGGCAATAAATTATTTCTCGCCCAGTGAGTGGATGGTGATCGGTATTTTCGTCGGCATCCTCAGCTCTGTCATCGGGTGCGTTGTGGGTATTTGGTTCCGATGCCGGCGAGAAAGGTTGCTGAAAATGTACCTCATTGATCGCTCACATAAGAACATCAGCGCGCGGGACGTTGACCTGATAGGGGGCGAGTAGTGGCTTCGATAAAAACCAAACTTAGCGCCGCTATGCTGGCGTTGATCGCTGCCGGCGCATCGGCCCCGGTGATGATGGCGCAGTTTCAAGATGAAAAAGAAGGCCAACGCCTGACTGCATACCAGGACGGTGTCGGCATCTGGACAATCTGCGGCGGTGTAACAATGGTCAACGGACAGAAGGTTGTGAAGGGCCAACGCCTGACCGCCGAGCAGTGCAAGCAAATTGACGCAGTCGAGCAGAAAAAGGCACTGGATTGGGTGGATCGCAACGTCAAGGTAACGCTGACTGAGCCGCAGAAAGTCGGCATCGCTTCGTTCTGTCCTTGGAACATCGGCCCCGGCAAATGCTTTACCTCCACCTTCTACAGAAAGCTGAACGCCGGAGATCGCATCGGTGCCTGCCGAGAAATCCGCCGCTGGATTTACGATGGCGGCCGTGATTGCCGCATCCGTTCGAACAACTGCTACGGGCAGATAGTCCGGCGTGATCAGGAGGCCGAGCTGGCTTGCTGGGGATTAGACAAATGAGCGGCTGGATCTCAAAACTGGCCGGCGGGGGAATGTTCCTCCTGCTGGTGGCGTCAATCTGCCTGGGTGGTTACAGCTCGCTTTTATCGCATCGACTTGATCTGGCTCGCCAGCAGGTTGCAGAACAGCAGAAGACGCTGGCGCAGCAGGCAGGGCTGATCGCCACACTGCGCGCGGATGACGCCCGTAATCGCGCAATGATGGCAGAACAGCAACGGAGAGAGCAGCAGCTGCGCCAGCGGGGCGAAATCTACCAGAGGAAGTATGAGGATGCCATTAAAAATGACGAGTGCGCCCGCCGCACTGCTCCTGGTGCTGTTCTTGGCCTCCTGCGCGGAACGGACACCGCCGCCGCCGGCGCCGCTCGTGTTGTTTCCCCCTGAATCGGTGTTCACCCCCTGCGAACAACCAAAATTGCAGGGTGATACCTGGGGGGATATTGGCAGCCACGCACTGGCGCTGCAAACAGCGTTATCAATCTGCGCCGGCCAGGTGGAGACGCTTAACGCTTGGCGGGAAACCGCCGGGAGAAAATAATGAACAAAGTCGTACTTATCCTGAAACAAATTAAAGAACTGGCACGCTTCGCTGAAGAGGAAGGCCAGCCGTTCTACACCATTACCACCGGCACTATTCCAGCGTTTGAGGCTGAGGATGGCGCGGTTCCTGAGTACAACGGCCTGATCGCCTACTCGGATTCAGAAGAGCACAGCGTTCTGCAATTGGCCTGACGGCATTACAGATGGCACTCATTGAGCGCCATCGATAATGCTTAATTAGTTTTGGCAGCCAAGAGCGGGAGGATTTGTTTTGTCAATTCTTCCTGATAACGGCGTTCTTCATCAGTTTCGAAGTTTTGCCAATGGGGAGCTTTCATTCCCTCTTCAAACGCAGAAGCCAGAGCCCCTTTATCTCCTGCCAGTCCATTCATGCAAACAGAGAGAGTGGTGATTGCGACCTTGGCAGCATGTAATTGCAATTTAAGATCATTGTTACTTTCTTCTAAAGCGGCAAGACGTTCTTCAAATGAGGACATAAAAAATTCTCCATGAGTAAATATGGTGAGGAGAAAGAATAACATCAAAGCATTGATAGGTTTACTAACGGAGCATGCTAAATGTCAAAACCGGAAGAAAGCGGCCTCGAGCGCGATTACTGTGCCGGTCAACTTTCTCTCCGCGACCTGGCAGAGATATACGGCATCAGTGAGGGGGCAATCAGGAAGCGCGCCAAAAAGCATGGCTGGATACGCAAGGGAAAGGGCGGTACGCAGAAAGGTACGCAGGTACGCAAAAGCGGTACGCAAAAATCAAAGGTGCGTACCAAGACGGATCCCAAAGTCAGCGCAGAAGAGCTGATATCGGAATCAGGCTTATCACCACAGCAAAGCCTTTTCGTAGCGGAATACCTGATTGATCAGAATGCCACTGCCGCTGCTGAGCGTGCAGGTTACAGCGACCCAAACTACGGCCGTCAGCTTCTGGCGAATCCTAACGTTAAACGTGCCATCGATAGCCAACTGGTTGCGTCGGTATCGCGCACCCTGGCAAACGCTGATGAAGTGCTCGAAAAAATGTGGCAGCTGGCCACGTTCGATGCAAACGAGATTTCGCAGTATCGCCGCGGCGCCTGCCGGCATTGTTGGGGATTCGGCCACCACTACCAGTGGCGGGATTCAATCGAGCATGATGAAAAATGCGAAGAGGCCAAGGCCAGGAACAAGCCGGAACCACCAGACAAGGGCGGCTATGGCTACGACCACAACAGGGAGCCTAACCCAGCTTGCCCGCGGTGCAACGGTGATGGTATTGGGCGGGCGCACTTCCCGGATACACGAACATTATCCGGTGCTGCGCGACTGGCTTACTCCGGCACGAAGGTTGTCAAAGGTGGTATCGAGATCTCTGCGATAAGCCGGGAAAAAATGTTCGAGGCGATCATGCGTCGCATGGGGCTTACCGAATCAGAACTGGCGCAGCGTCTGCTTGAGCTGGAAATCCGAAAACGCACCGCCGAGGCCGACCGCCTGGAGCAAGAGGTTGAACTGAACCGCAAGGGGAAAGGGAAAAACGACGAGCCGACGGTGGTGATCAAATTGGTGAACTCTCCTGATGGCGACTGAACACACGATCACGTTCCTGCCGTTCCACGACGGGCAGAAGAAAATTTATCGATCGCCGGCCAAAAGGAAAGTGATCCGCGCCGGGCGCCGCTTTGGTAAAACCACCATGCTGGAACAGGCTGGCGGCAATTGGGCGGCAAAACAGATGCGCGTGGGCTGGTTTGCGCCGTCCTATAAAATCCTGCTTCCCTCGTTTAAGGCCATTCGGGATCTGCTCAAGCCGATCACCACCAGTTCCAGCAAGACGGATTCGATAATCGAAACGATCGGCGGTGGGCAGGTGGAGTTCTGGACGCTGGACAACCCGGACGCCGGCCGCTCCCGTAAATATCACAAAGTCATCATCGACGAAGGCAGCCTGGTTAAAAAGGGCATGCGTGATATTTGGGAACAGGCGATAGAGCCGACGCTGCTCGATTATGACGGCGACGCTGTGATGGCCGGTACGCCGAAGGGCGTGGACGACGAGAACTTTTTCTATCAGGCCTGCAACGATAAATCGATGGGGTGGGAAGAGCACCACGCACCTACCGCAGCGAACCCGACCATTAACCCCGAGGCGTTGGCACGAATAATCGCCGGCCGTCCGCCGCTGGTGGTTCAGCAGGAATACAACGCTGATTTCGTCGATTGGCGAGGGCAAAACTTCTTCAAGATGGAATGGCTTTTGGAGAATGGCGTCCCGGTCGATTACCCGGCGAGTTGCGATACCGTTTATGGCGTTGTCGATTGCGCCCAGAAAGGCCAGCTACAGAACGATGGTTCAGCCTGCATCTGGTTCGCACTTAGCAACTTCCCAACGCCCTGCCTGGTCATTCTTGACTGGGACATTATCCAGATTGACGGGTATTTCCTGAAAGACATAGTGCCGCAGTGGGTTGGAAAAGCTAAACACCTCAGCGAAATATGTCTGGCACGTATGGGTACGGCTGGGCTGTTTATCGAGGACAAGGCCACCGGTATCACGCTATTGCAGCAAGGGGCCAACGAGGGCTGGAACGTTCACCCAATCGATAGCGAGCTCACATCGCTGCCCAAAGAGTCCCGCGCCATCAATATCTCCGGGTATGTTGCGTCGGGGAAAGTACGCATCTCGAAATACGCCTATGACAAGCTGGTGGAATACAAGCAGTCGAAGAAAAACCATCTTCTGACGCAAGTGCTCCAGTTCATCATTGGCGAAGAAAATCAGGACGATGACCTGTTTGACTGTTTCAACTATGGCGTCGCGCTTGGGTTAGGCAATGGCGACGGCTTCTGACGAGAAAACCAATGAACGAAGATGATTTCGAAATCGGCAGCTGCTCTCATTCAGAGTTGATGGCATTGCTGGACAGCGATGATATTCAGCCAGGATCAACGGCGGGCTATCAGACCTGCAAAACGGTCTACCTCTACCACCCGTTGGGCGGCAAGATGGTGGATCGTCCCATTAAGATGGCGATGAATGAACCGCGCACCGTGCATGTTGCTCAGTCTTATGGCCTTGAGCAGCGCCTGCGCGATGCGTTCGAGCGCGAATGGAAAGCTATGGGAGCTAATCAGCATATTGCCAACGCTGCGCGGATTGCCCGAATTTACGGTGTGTCGGCGGTGGCAATGCTGGTGGATAACCAGGAACCGAATGAATCGCTCGATTACCGCACGCTGTATAAACACAACGTCAGCTTTAATATCCTCGACCCGCTGAACACCGCGGGCAGCATCGTGTTGAATCAGGATCCGAATGCGCAGGACTTTCAGAAAGTCGATGGCATTCGGGTTGCCGGAAAGCCATATCACAAATCGCGCTGTGTCGTCGTGCAAAACGAAGACCCGATCTATTTGGCTTACAACCCGGCGGCATTCGGATTCACAGGGCGTAGCGTCTACCAACGCGCGCTTTATCCGCTGAAATCCTTCATACAGACCATGCGCACTGATGACATGGTGGCCGTGAAGGGCGGGCTGCTGGTAACAAAAATTCAGGGGCCAAGCTCCGTCGTCAACAACATGATGCAGAAGCTGAGCGGCATTAAGCGCATGATGTTGAAAAGAGGGAAAACGGGAGAAGTTCTGCAAATCGGTGACAAAGATAATATCGAGTCAATCGACCTCAGCAACCTGGAAAAACCTCTCGACTCTGCCCGTAAGCACATTCTGGAGAACGTGGCCGCCGCCGCTGATATGCCGGCGATCATTCTTAACTCTGAGACGTTCGCCCAGGGCTTCGGGGAAGGCACTGAAGATGCGCGCGCCGTTGCTGTGTACATCGACAACATCCGTGAATGGCTTGATCAGCTTTATGCATTCTTTATTCGTGTATGCCAGTACCGGGCATGGAGCATAGAGTTTTTCCAGTCGCTGCGAGCCGACTTCCCGGAACTGAAAAACACCTACAGCGTGTATTTCTCGATGTGGATAAATAACTTCGAATACCGCTGGCCGTCCTCCCTCAAGGAGCCAGAGAGCGAAAAGGTGAAGGTAGACGAAACGCGCTTTAAGGCCATCGTCAGCATGCTGGAATCGATACTGCCGCAACTCACCGCTGACCCCGAGAACCGCGCAACGCTGATCGAGTGGGCGTGTGAAAACGCCAACGCTAACGAGAACCTCTTCCCTCAACGGCTTAACCTCGATTACGACTCGCTAAAAGATAATCCGCCGCCAGAGCCACCGAAGGCTGAAGATCCGGGCGGTGGGATGATGCTATGAGGACATTTACAAGAACGGTTCGTGAGGCGGTGAAGTTCTTTCTTCGCAACGGCTACACGTCTCGCGAGGAGCTGGAGCGTTGGCAGAGCATCATCCGGCAGGCTGCCGAGAGTGAAACGGCGGACGACTACATGGCGATGGTCACGCGGAACCTGACTAAATCGTACGATCTGCAGGTTGGTCGCGCTGGCGCGCTGAAACGGCACCAGGGCATATCCCGCTTTACGATCAACTACCTCGAGCCAAAATTGAGGACTGAACTCGACAGGCGGATCCTGTCCAGCGCTGACCTTATCCAGCTAAACCGCAAAAAAGCTATCGACACAACGTTGTCGCGTTTTAGCGGTTGGGCCAGCAGCATTCCTTCTGCCGATAGCATCGCGCTGTCTGGCATTCAGGGGACGATGCGGGCAACAGCGGATCATATTCAGAAGGCTGCCGAGAAGGTGGACTATGAAGCGCGCCGCGTGATGATCGACCAGAACCGCAAGCTGATAGCCAATATTGATAACGTGATCGCAACGAGTAATAACGCGATTGCGGCGATTTGGCATAGCCACTGGCGCAGGCCCGGTTATGACTTCCGCGAAGACCACAAGGAGCGCGATCAGTTGTACTACCTGATTCGCGGGAATTGGGCGCAAAAAAACGGGTATGTGAAAGCCGGTCCTGCCGGGTATCTCGATGAAATCACTCAGCCTGGTGAAGAAGTTTTCTGCCAGTGCTATGTGACCTATATCTACAACATCCGCAGTATTCCTGAATATATGTTGACCCAGAAGGGTCACAAGTTCATGGAGTCATTGAAAGCAGCATAGGGGCATTAAAACGTGGCTATTTTTGGCAGCGGGATAATGTTTCGTCAGGGTGAGTTCGTCTTCCTGATCCAACGCTCAGATGATGGAACGTGGTGTCAGCCTGGTGGCAAGCTTGAACCGGGGGAACTGGCTATTGATGCTGCGCGCCGCGAAGTGCTGGAGGAGGTGGGGTATCAGTATGATGGCCCGCTGAATCCGCACAGCGTCTACGGTGATTACCTGACGTTTCGCGCTGAGATGTCGGAGAAGTTCGAAGCGAAGCTTAACGACGAGTCGCTGGCCGCCGGCTGGTTCCATATTGACGATCTGCCTAAGCCGCTTCATCAGCCTTTTGCTGAGATGCTGGCGCAGCAGGCGCTCAATGAAACCGAAGTGGCCGCACTCATCGCTGATGGGACATTAAGCAGCCCGCAATACTTTATCAACATGTGGATGTTCGCCATCCGGGTGACCGGAACGGGGGTTACCTGGCGCTCTGCAGATCAACAGATGACCTTCCGTAACCCGGATGACTATCTCACCCCTGAATTTCTCCAGAGAGTTGCCGGGTTACCTCTAATTTGGCTGCACCCGGAGAAAAATACGCTCGATAGTGATGAGTTCGCAAAACGAGTTATCGGCACCCTGACGAATAGCTGGGTCGCCGATAATGGCGAAGTGTGGGCGATTGCGCGCGTATACGATGCCGAGGCTGCCGAAATTATGGCGACCAGGCAATTAAGCACCTCCCCAACCGTAAAGTTTGTTGAGGTACCTAAATCAATCATTGTCGACGGCCAGTCTCTGCTGGTGGAGCCATCCCCCGAGCTGCTCGATCACGTTGCAATTTGTGAACAGGGGGTATGGGACAAGCTCCTTGCCCCTACTGGTGTTAAATCTGATTCCATTCCAAATGAGGCTGAAAAGATGGACGAGGAAAAAATCGTAGCGCTTATCAACAAAGCGATCGATGCCCGCATGGCAAAAGCTGATTCTGAGGCGAAAGAGGCCAAGGAAAAAGCGGATGCCGAAGAGGCGGCGAAGAAAGAAAAGGCTGACGCTGAAGCGAAAGAAGCTGATGAGGCGAAGGCCAAAGCTGACGCGGAAGAGAAAGCCGCGAAGGAAAAGGCCGATGCTGAGGCTAAAGAAAAGGCTGATGCCGAAGCAGCAGAAGAAAAGGCAGCAAAAGAAAAAGCTGACTCTGAACTACGTCAGCAGATTGCCGACCTTAAAACACGCATTCCAACCGAGTTGAGCGATGAAGAACGCAACGAGGTTGCTGACGCGCAGGTGAAGGCTGACAGCGTGTTCTCCTGCTTTGGCAAACGCGCTCCGGCCCCGCTGTCTGGCGAAAAGCCGCTGGCATACCGTCGCCGTCTGATGATCCAGTTGCAAGAACACTCGCCGGACTTTAAGACCGTCGACCTGTCATCAATCGCTGATTCTGCGCTGCTTGGATTTGCTGAAAAGCAGATTTATGCCGATGCCCAGAAATCGGCAAGCTTGTCTGTCGGTGCTGGCATGCTGCGTGAAATTAAACGCGCTGATGCGACCGGCCGTCAAATCAGCACATTCGAAGGCGATCCTGCCGCTACCTGGGCTCCGTTCCAGTCAGGTAAACGCCAGGTCACCAGTTTCAACAACCAGGCTTAACGGGAGCTCTAAAGCATGGCTAATTTATCTCTTAATCCGATGGCAACCACGAATGCGCTGGGTTCCTTCGGTGTGCAGTCCGACGGTTATGTCCAGGGTATTGCTCTGGATGACCCGGCAAACCGCTTTAATCTGGCTGCCGGTACAGTGGCGGCAACGGAAACCAAACCTCTGTGGGGCGGTCTGCCGGTGGCTGAACTTCTGCCAGGCACGCAGTCTAGTCCGCGCGGTTCATACATCCGCCGTGCAGCGTCTGTCGCTGAGTTGGAAGGCTTCACCGTATTCAACCAGGCGCACAACGGCCTGACCACACCACAGTCACCGGTGCCACTGTACGCATCCGGTATGAGCGTGTCGTACTATCGCCTTGGCTCAAACATGCGCGTTCCGCTGAAAGCGTCTGCGCAGGTTGTTGCGCTGGGCACCAGTGGTGCATCCGTGAAAACCCCTCTGGCCTGGGACTTTGTGAACAACCAGCTAACCACCGCAGCTGCGGCTGGTTTTGCCGGTGCTGATATTGATACTACCGCTGTGAGTTTTTCTGCTGGCGTGGCGACGGTAACCACCGCATCAGCCCACGGCCTAAGTGCCGGCCAGTACGTGAAAATCAGCGGCGTGGCGCCTGCCGCGTACAACGGCACCGTTGCTGTGCTTTCCGTTCCGAGCTCAACCAGTTTCACCTACGTACCGGTGACTGCACCAGGCAGCGCGGCAACGACCCAGGGCACCTTGGGCGCAGTGACGCTTTCCGACATCACGCTGCCGGTAAAAGTGATCGCCATCGAATCAGGAAACTCAAAGACTGTCAGCTATGACAGCGCGACTGGTTTCCTGACCTGGAATAACACCGACAGCTGCGCGCTGGTCTTACTTTAATCGGGAGCTGAATTAAATGGCTGCAATTACCCCCAGCTACACCATCGTCAATCCGTCGTATATCGCGCCGGAGATGATCATTGGTTATCAGCAGGCGTCTGGTGCGTTTGAAACCATCGCCAGCGGTAACCCGCAAGTTCGCCTCGGCGTTGGCGACCAGTACGTCTACATGCGCCGACTGGATATCCGTACCCAATCCACCTCCAGCCAGTCTGGAAACGGCAACCAGCTTCCAAGCGTGGCGCTGGATGCGAAGATGATTTCCACCCCAACTTATCTGTTCCGCTGCCGTGGTATCTACGATCACCACGACATGGCAGCGGCCGGTAACTGGAACTTTGCTCTGCCGGAGGCCCAGCGCCTCGGTATGCGCCAAGGCATCTTCCAGCAGCTGCGTTCTGCTTTGCTGTACGGCATGAACCCTGCTGGTGGTGAAGGCCTGTTGAACACCGCTGGCGCGACTACAGAGTCCCTTCCTCCGGACAGCAACGGCAATACTACAGTGCTGACCTATGACCACGGTCAGATGGCTGTGTATCTGCTTGGCCATGTACAGGCGGCCCTGACCCGCACCATGCAGCTGGGTCGACAACTTCGCATCACTATTCTTGGGCCGCAGCGTATTCTCGGCGCTATGGAGATTCAGCAGATTGTTCAGCTGACTTCTTACCAGCGTCCTGGTGGTGGTACTGCGTCAGTCAAAGGCACCATGAAAGGTGTGCTTGGCGACGCAGATCTCCAGATTGACTGGGTATATGACGACACCCTGATCGGAGCTGGCGCAGGCGGTACCGATGCGGTGGTAATCACCATCCCTGAGGTAGAGGTGCCAATGGTTAACTCGACCGTTAACACCAACGAATTCGCCAAGTTGACCCCATCTCTTGCTGCTAACGCTCTGATGTTCTGCGACATGGCCGCGCCGCGTGAAATTCCGACACCGATTGCGGGTGGCGCGATTGATGTTCTGTCCGAAATGCGATCTACCGCTGGCTGGGCAGTCCGCCCGGAAGCCATCACTATCCTGTCGATGGCCTACAGCGCCTGATCCATTCTTGTAGTGGTTAAGCCTCTGCCGGGGAAACTCCGCAGGGGCTTTTTTATGAGGTAACCAATGAAAATCATTACTCAAGTCGATATTCAATCAGTCTTCATGACAAAGGAAGACTGCGTCATTACTGGTAAGTACGGCGAAGAGCATCGATTCAAAAGCAGTGAGATTTCTTGGGCACATTCCATTAAGCCCGGGATGACGTACACCAAGTACGAAGATGGGCACCAGACACTGACGGTCAATGAAGGGTAACCAATGAAACTTTTTATCGCTAACACCACCAAACAACGCCAGATTTTTGCTTATCGCAAACTTGAGACCGGTCGGCTTGTCCAGATCCCGATTAACCACGGCGATCAGATGATGGTGCTGGACGGCTCCACTGAAGAGGTGGGAGCAGTTATTCAGCATCACCAGATGTATGGGCTGATCGACTCAACGAAAATCGACCAAAGCCAGACATTTGTCGGCCTTTGCTACAGCATCAATAAGCCAGTTTTAGCATCGGTCATCGAAAAGACTATCCGCGATAACGATATCCACCTGACTCGTGGTGCACATAACCGTCGCCAGGCATCCGTGGCGGCGCTTGACAGCTCATTGCGCGATAGCGGTACCGGTTATTCAGGTGAAATGGAAGTCAGCGCAGAGCAGGCGAAAGGCCGCGGTGACAACGAAGACGCAGACGTGGTTAACGAAACCATCGTGACTGAAAAATCCGGGAACAAGAAAAAATGACAACGAGCCTGTCGGGATTTATTGAATTCATTCGAACTGACATGAAGGTAACTGCTGAACAGGTTCCCGACGACTCTCCGTCATTCTCCCTGGCTTATGGCGGCGCGGTCGAATGGGTTAACTCGGATATCGCGTGCGTTATGCCGAACCTGTACACCGTTGCTGTGTATAACCTCGGCGCGTCGTTCCTGGTCAACTACGGCACTGAACCCGTGTTTGCTGAATTCAGGAAGATATATGGCCTCAATGATTTCACCGCTGGGGTTATTACCGGGGCCAGTGATAACGCAACAAGTTCTCAGCGTTTGGTGCCAGATTTCTTCAAAAACTTGTCTCTGGCAGATCTCCAGATGCTTAAAGACCCGTATGGCCGGCGCTATCTGATGATTGCTGAGCAGTTTGGCAGCCTGTGGGGGTTGTCATGATCACCTTTCATCTGGGTGTTATCGATATTCCTTACGGGGATGAGAACACCACAACCAGCGACGTTGCGGTATATCTGGAGGAAAAATACCAGATTATGCAGACCTTTTTCGATCGGTATGGCAATGACATTGCCGAGCTGATGAGTAAAGACCTCGCCGCAAATCTCGAAAACATGTTGGCAGGCGCACCGCCATCAAGGGACCCGCTTGCAGAATCCATGTCGCGGATCCACGACTTGTTCGTAGCCTTTCTTGATAACGGCGAGATGAACGGAATGCCGGGAGTTCCCACCCGTCGCGCGCGGCTTGGCATCTCGAAGCGTTTCAAAAATAAGAGGGGCGATCCGCGAGAATCATTTATCGATACAGGAAATTATCAGGCAGCCATGCGCGCCTGGGTAAGCGGGGTGTTAAATGCCTTCCCTGAGTGAACTTCAGCAGAATGCGAAAACCGAGCTTAACGCCACACTGACGCAGGGGCTTGACGACCTGAGCCGCTTTCAGGTGGTCACCTTCACGAAGTACATCAGGAAAGTGCTTCCGCTGGATGGCTTCGTGTTTTGGGTAAAGGCGTCAATTGCCGATGATCCGGGCAGTGAACCGGATACCAGGGACGTAAAAGGCTACCTGCACCTGACAACGGAAAGTATTCAAGATGAGGAGCAGCTCTACGACAAAAACGTGGTGACGTTTACCGCGCAGGCCGATATCGATCCCTTCAATGATATTGGCTCCGAGGTGCTCTACATCGGCGAGTTCTACGGCATCCGGTTTGCATTTTCCCGCCGTTCCGGGTTGAACGAACCCGCCAACATATACCACTACACCGGGCACGCCATTTACCCGCACATGATGTCGCAGATCATCAACTCGCCGACCGATATCGATCTGGCGGATGTGGTGGTTTCCAGTTCGCTGCCTATCTGGTTGTCATTGAACCAATACATGCCGATGTTTCCGGCCATGCTGTCAATGCAGAACCTGGCGCCACCGTATGCCACGGTGAAATGCAGCGACCCGGTACCAGTCGCCGGCGCTTTTTACCTGGATGAAAAATCCAACCAGTACCAGCTGGTTTCCGAGGATGTCACGATCTCGGTAACTGGTCTGCGCAATGCATCCGTAGAGGACTTTCTCCGCTACGTCCAGCAATACACGCTCAGCGATGATGCCGAGATGGGCGTGATGAATATTCCCGTGGTGCAGGATGAGCGCGTGACGCAAAACGAGCTCAACATCATCGCCATGCGGAAGAAGATTAAATTTCGCGTCAATTACTATCAGCAGCGGATGAGGAATGTCGCCCGCCAGCTGATCACGTCCGCCATCCCGTCCATTTATGTGGAGAAATAATTAAATGGCCATAGTGAATATTAATGTATCGGTCACCAACCCGCCGAAGCCGAGCCAACTGCTGAAATCCGGCGCGCTGGTCTCTGTCGGTGGGACGACGCTGGCACCAGGCAGTTACGAGCTGCTGACGTCAAAAGACGACCTGAAAACGATTGTCGCGCCGGCGAAAA